TCCTACCTAATCCACCAACTAAGTTAATTAAAATAAATCGGTTCTCCCACTTGGAAAAGAGCACCTACCTCTCGTACTTTATCAAAAGCTTGAAACGGTGTTACATTAAAGAATTCACGGCTAGATCCACCACTACTATCAACTCTTACATCAGCAAAGAATTTATGAACAGCATGCTCAATCTTATAAGCACTTCCCTTTTTTACCCCTAAGGCAAATACAGGTTGCCACTCATCCACTACCCCAGAACTATTAATTGATCCCACACGTTTATCTACAGTACTTGTTGTCATACCTATTTTAACCATTCCCTTGTAATGATCATTAGTGAGTACATAAATATACTCTACATTATCGGTAGTCTTATTCTGGATACTATTATTTTCTATTCCATGTAAGTATCTCCAAACATAAACTTCATTCTCTCCCTCAGTAATTGTAGAAGGAATACACACTCTGTACTTTGCAGTGAAGTAAGAAGGAATCCTTTCAGGTGAAACATGAGATGCTTTGAATAGAAGTTGTTGGAAGTTATCCTTCCACAATAATCCATCAATATGGTCAATTGATTGTAATTGATTGGGTGACGCATCGACTAAAGTGATTTGTCCCTTGCTTTGCATACGCAAAGCCTTGTTTAGTGGCAGGTTAATTTGATTCATTATCGAAAAAACCTTTAAGTACACCTATGACAAAAATAATAGCCATTAAAGGCCATAAAGCAATTGCAACTGCAATTTCCTTAAAAGTGTACGGTTCTACCTGCTTGGTAAACCTAATTGAACGATCGATAACGAATGCTACTGCAAACCCTACACACAAATACCACGAGATGTGGGTAAAAATAACTGGATACATAACTGATTGATTTATAGTACTAATATACAAAATTATTGCGTTGGTTGCAAATTTATTACGTTAAAAATGTCAAGAAATTTTTGAAGTATTGCACATTTTTCATATTGCTCAACCTGCACAAAACAATCTATCATTTCATTTAATGCATACGATATTGCTTGTAAACCAAATTCATCAACAAGGTTTTGTCTTGTATCTGACTGTGACATATCGATTGTAACAAGGTATCTCATAAGGTTGGTGAAATACTTCACTCGTAGTTTTTCTCTTACGGAGTTATAAGCCTCACCATACCTGTTTGTATACATCTGATCAATGATATAGTAGTTTTCCACTCCCTTGATAACTGATCCGAATAATATATATGTATCGTCAACTAGTTGCTCCACACCATGTTCTTGGTATACCTGGTGATCCCCCACTAGTAGAATATCAAATAACTTATCTGCATCTAATTGCTTCATACATAAATAAATATATATGTTTTATATAACAGAAAATTGTCCAAAAAAATTTTTTACGGTTACCTGGAAATTATGTCGAAAATGTATGTTGCAAATTGTATATTAGTTTTTGTATATTACTAGAGACAACAACAGGAGGTTCAATATACATTCGTTATTTGACATATTGGCATAGGGTAGGGAGTATAGGTGGTATTGTGTTCGATGGAACCGCTTGAGAGATAAGTGAGAGCAACACCTTGAATTTTGACCAACGTTGGACCGTAGGGTTCATAACTACATCTTTCCAGCTCTTAAGTATATAAATATATACTCCTTTACCTTAAATTTTCATCAGAAATATACAATACTATATACCTCGGAAAACCGACGTGGAAAACCGTTGGGTTAAATTAACTGTCAACTTTATATCAAAGTGACATCACCATGACATCACCATGACCTCACCCTGATGTCGTTACAAAAAGTGACCAAAAAAAAAAGAGGCCTAAGCCTCCTCTTTAAATTCTACTAGATCTTCAAATCGATATTTAACTACTACTCTCTTTTTTAATATAAAGGTAAAACCTGTGAAACCTACTCTCCCTACCTTTAAAACATTACAAACATAATCCCTAAGTACTACTCTTTCATCTATAGATGATCTGATCTGCTTAGATATATAATTGTCTTTTTGATTGTAAGAATAAGTCTCTGCTCCTTTATAAGATAAGAAGCCTACTCTAAAAGTTGTACCATTTAAAAATTGTTCTTTTGTCATAACTTGTTGTTGTTTTAATTATTAATACCTAAAGATAAATAAAAAAAGAAAGCGAGACAACAGCCTCGCTAACTTTTCATCAATAATTATTACAACTCGTTCTCTTCTACTGGAGTGTATTCTGAACTAGTAACTTGTCCATCTTCAAACTCTGAACCTACTACTTCTTCTTCTTCTTTATTCAATTCTAATTCTCTCAACTCATTAATCAAACTTGAGAAACTATCTTCAACTATATCAGTCAAGTTATCAATGTTAAGACTAATGTCTTCAACTTCAAGTCTGTTATTATAACCAATGTTAAACTCAGCACTATCTAAATCAACTACCTCATCACTACTTAAGTTTTGAAAGTCGTAACTAATTTTTTCTTGTAAGTCTTGTAATCTTTTAATCAAATCGTAAACTTGATTTGTTTGTTCTTGTTCAATACTAGTAATAAGTTTTAGTACATCATCTTTAGTAAAGATAGAACTAACTGAATTTTGAACTACTTCTAATACATTTTCTTTTTTCATAACTTGTTGTTTGTTTTTATTATTAATACTTAAAGATACTCTTTTAATTGTTTGTGTGCAACTTTTTTTTAATAAACTTTTAGTACATCTTCGTAAAAGAAAGTAGTCCTCATCACATACTCTTTCTCACCATCCCAAGGAAATCCATTAAGATATACTTGTCCTTTCTTCTTGAAGATATACACTCCATCAATTCCATTCAATCTATCGAACGTAGTCCTAGTGGGCCAACCTGCATCTGTAATCCACATCCCTTTGTAATCTATTCCAGCAATAGGATTGTTGAACAACTTTAATGTAGTACTTGTTTCAGTAACTTCAACCATTGTATTATCTTTGAAGAAAGATTGTTTGTTGATGAAACTTTGAATTGCTTGCTGTGTGATTTTTCTCATAACTTGTTGTTGTTTTAATTAATGATACCTAAAGATACTGAAGATTATATTACGAAGCAACTTTTTTATCTACTTTCTTCAATTGCTTGTAAAAATTCTGCAACAACATAATCATCTCCACTACAGTAACCTAGCTCAGCTAAATTGTCATTCTCAATATCATTTAAGATGTCACCTAAAGATTTGTAAGAATCAATTTGAAAAATCATAGCCCCTAAATTCTTATAGTGATCTTGGTAAGCAACAAGGTCTGCTTTTAAACCTGTTCTTCCATCATTGTAAAGAAGTTGTGCTCCTTCAATTAAAATTTGCTTTGCAGTACTTAATAAATTTTTCATGTTGTTTGTTTTAATTATTGATACCTAAAGATACTCTTTTCATTAATACGAAGCAACTTTATTCTTCATAAATTCCATCGTAGAAGGAAATATTATACTGGTCGAAATCATCTAGAGTAATGTTGTAAGGTCCATCGTTGAAGTCTGTTAAAGTAACATCAAGCCAAGAGTTGCGGATGTTATTAGCGTCTAAGAATTTGTTGAAGTCTACTGCATCAACTTGTTTGGCCTGGGCAATAATTTGTTTTAATGTCATGTGCTGTTGTTTTAAATTGATACCTAAAGATACTTAATTAATACTTCGTAGGCAACTTTTTTATACTTTATTTTCACCAAACATTTCCCACTCCTGAGCCTCTAGGTCTGCTAAGATATTATCATCTTCAAAGTTTACCTCATCAAACAAAGCATCTATTTCCTTCTGAGTCTTTTCATCTGCATAATGTTCTAGTACAGTAAGTAGCTCCAGGGCTGTGTTGAGTAATCTTGCTAATCTATCTTGATTCATCTTGTTAAGCTATTTGTGTTAGTCTTCTTTCTATTTTCTTATCCAGGTACTTCAAGCACCTTGGCTTCTTCACTGGAGGGTGAAGCAACATTGCTGAGAGTAATACTACTTTAATCATCATCATAAACAGTACTTAGGGATTTGATAGTTACTATATGCATCACTCCATCTCTGTCAACTAATTGGGCTTGCTCATTGTCAAAGATTTGTAACATACCAATTACGTTACTAACCCCATCAATACTTTTCCCTCTGTACACCATTCCTATTATAGGAGAGGAGGACGTAGGTACGTCCCTTCCTCTTCCTTTCCACGTTCCTCTTAAATCTCTTTCACCCATTATACTGCTACTATATCTAACAACTCTAAACTCTCTTGAACATTCTCAAGAGCAATCTTGTATCCGAACTGAATGGCCATTTGCATTAACACAATGTCCATTGAACCTTGATTAGATCTTGCAAATGATTCCAAGTCCTCTCTTGAGTCTGGAGTTGCTACTAATCCACCTTGTAATCTTTTGAACTCGATTGCGAAAATCTCTTGAACGTCTTTTGTCATAACTTGTTGTTTTTATTATTAATACTTAAAGATACTCTTTTAATACTTACGAGGCAACTTTTTTACTAAAAAATTCCTGCATCACTCAATCTAACTTTCTCCTCTAATAAGTCTGAAGTGTCAGTGTAAGGACTTGACATTACTAACTGACGTAACATTTGTTCTTCCATTCCTATTCTTTGTAGAATGTATTGCATTGTCTCTCCATCAACATCTATTGTCTCAAGTAAGTCAATAACCTTCAATACCATGTCTCTGTTGACTACACTTTCCATTTGCTCTGTCTCGTACATTATATGGTAAGACTTAAAGAAACCTGCATCAGTCCAATTAATGACCAATGTTCTACCACACTCAGTGACTAATGTAGTCTCGAATAAATCGAAGCAAGTAATAACATCTGCAAAGTCTAATTCGAATTGACCTTGTCTAGAATTTTGTGCATCGTCTAAAAAGTAATTAATGTCCATCATAACTTGTTGTTGTTTTAATTATTAATACCTAAAGATAATAAAAAGAAAGGAGACTAGCAACTAATCTCCTAACTTTTTTTAAATTATTTTACAATTCAAATATACTAATTAAATCACCACCATCACCATTACATTCATTATACCAATCAAACAAATCATTAATATCCTCATCCTCGTAAAAGTTTACATGTTCTTTTATAAACTTCAAAACTTCACTACCACTACCTTGTAGTAAGTAACTTTCACTATCACCAAATCTTTCGTACATAACTTGGTGAACTAAGTAAGTACCATTTTCTTTTACATCTCTAAGATATACTTCGTTTAAATTTTTCATAACTTGTTGTTTTAAATTGATACCTAAAGATACTCCTTTACCACTTTGTAGACAACTTTTTTATCAATTATTTGATAGGAATGTTTCGTAGTCTTCAATGTACTCTTTGATGTCTGAGGTTTGGGATCCGTAGTCTCTCTCGTAGACCAGAACACCATTAACTATCACTTCAAACAACTCACAATCATTATTGGAGTTTGGATCTTTGTACTGGTGAATACTATATTGTGTGTCTTGCATGTGTGTTTGTTTTTAGTTAGTCTTCGTCCTGGTCACTGGGAAAGAACTCCTCCATGGCATCTTCCATTGCGTAGTAGGCCTCCATTCCAGACATGTGATCACTCAATAAATAATTTAAAATACTCTCAGCTGAGATACCTAAATCCATCAACTCTTCTTTTAAGGCAATTGCGTTTGCTCTACTCATGATTATTTGTTGTTAAATTGTTCAAAGGCTTTAGACATTTGCTGATTGTCAGCTAAGTGGATGGATCCTATTTTCAACATCCACTCGTAAAACTTTTCTACTTCTGTCATCTTTAATTAGTTTAAGTACATTTCATAAATCTCTAACACTCCATCCCCATCAACAATAAATGGATCTTCGTCATTTGCAAATCCAAACTTACCATTATCGAAAACCATGAACTTATCTGCTTCAACTTGTTCAATGTGAAATCCCTCCTCATTCAACTCTACCAATGCTGTTTGTACTTCTGTCATCTTAAATACATGATTTAATTAAACAATACATGAACACTCCCCACACTAACACTAAACCTACTTTTGCAACATTAGCTGCTAACTGAACTGGATCTTTTTTCATAACTTGTTGTTTTTTTATTTATTAATACCTAAAGATACGGAGAAAGAATCGAACTAGCAACTCTTTCTCCAACTTTTTTTTAATTAAACGTATGAATATCTTTTAGGACCTCCACACACTCGTTGCTGAATTTCAACAACTCCTCCGTGAACATCAGCACATATGCTGAAGCCTCTATGAGTATTTAATCCTACAGCCTCAGCTACATCCCATACTTGTGAGAATACTTCGTCTGGATAGTTGAAACCACATTCAACAGCAATATCTCCTGTGTTGAATAATTTAACATTGCAAGGCACTTTGGCTTGCTCTAACCCTTGAACTAATTTTTGATACTGTGTCATAACTTGTTGTTTTTTTATTTACCTAAAGATAATAAAAAAAAGTTACCTAAGCAACTTTTTTATAAGTTATTTTTAACTGAAGTTTTTCTGAAATATCTAGAACTTTTTCTAAATCTTCAGATTTAACTAATATACCTGTACTTAAAATGTTATAAGTATTAGATAATTTGTTAGTTAATACTGAAGTAAATTTTTTAATGTAACCTGCTGGAATGTTAATTTTGTACATGGTGTTTAGTGTTTTAATTATTAATACCTAAAGATACTTAATTAATACATACCCAGCAACTATTCTAACAATTATTTTTTAATAAACATACATTGATTTTTTCCCCCCCATACTGAAGAAACAAAGATAACAAAACTTCAGCGTAATTAATAACTAATAAAATGTACCTGGTCCAATCAAGAGTGGGTACTGAAAGTCTTCTACGCATAGGGGTTATCATTAAGTGCGTAAAAGGAATTGAAGTAAACGAGAAAAGCCTACCTCAGTTAAGAGATAGGCCTTCTTTTGAGATACCTACCCCCTTGGTGAGACTCAGAGTAGGATATTCTTTTATAAATATTAGTATAATGTACTAAATAAAAAGCTATTTTCCAACAAGAGTCTCACTTCCTGTTACATATATAAATAGGGCAGAAAATAGGAAAGGAGGCCGAAGCCCCCTATCCATTCAATAATTAAAACAACAGCGTTATGAAGACTGTGCGAAATTTTGCTGAGCGATTACTTGAGTTAATAAACTCTCTAAATCAACTCTCTCTTCTGTATAAACTTTATCATGGTCAGGGTACTTGAACACAGCTACACACTTAGTCTTTGATACCTTAGTGATTGCTAACCAAGTCACTCTTGCAGTATAGTTGTACTTCAACTTGATATGTGCCCACCCTGGAAATGAAACTCCTCCCTCAAAGAGCTCAGCCTGTACCTTAGCTCGACGTTCAGCATGGGCAGCATTTAGTACTTCACTTTTCTCTTTATGCAATTCACCCATCTCCTCATACAATCCATCATACACAACCCGAAGTCCATTACAAACACTGTTTATTCTACCTAGAATAATGTCACCATGTTCGTGAATAATCCCAGCAACAGAACCCAATATCTGAAGTCTTTTCAATTCCCACTTATCCTCTCCTGATACAGAAGTAGTGTAATAAGACAAATCAAGACCACTGTAGTGAGTATCATCACTCCAACTTTGCTTCAAGTAAACACTAAACAACTCTTTGCTGTACCCTCTATCAGGATGAACCATCTTGAAGTAGATTGAACCTGTGTTAAATTCTATCTCGACTTCTGGAGTAAGGTGTTGGAAGAAAGGGAGAACTTCTCTTCTGATTGCTGATTGTTGTTTTGAGTGGATGTCAGCTCTCCTGTTAGTTAACTCCACTTCTTGCAATTCAATTTGTTCTAATGTTTTCATAACTTGTTGTTTTTATTATTAATACCTAAAGATACGGAGAAAGCATTTAGTATGCAACACTTTCTCCATATTTTTTTTAATTATTTCTTATAGAAGCAGAATCTTGTACCAGGAATTGTACCATATGCACCATAATCGTACTTGACTTTATTCAATCGAACATAAGCAAGTTTAAACCCTTTACTCTCCATATCTTCAACTATTTGATTGATGATAGGTTGAGAGTATTCTGCATAACAAAGTTTAACTCCTACTGCTAATCCATTTTTTCTAGGATCCGAATAAGTAATTTCCTGAACAATGTGCCCTGTTACTTTCGTAATACTTTTCTTCAATTCTGAAGTGACTGTTTGTTTCATAACTGTTTGTTTTTAATTATACCTAAAGATACGGAGAAAGAATTAACCTAGCAACTCTTTCTCCATATTTTTTTAATTAATTTCCTCTACAGGTTCAAACCCCGTACCGAAATCTCCCCAAAACCCAATCAATCCCTCACACTCAGGTTTAGCTGATGGTATGTAACTTCCACAATCTTCTCCACAATCAAAGTAGATTGAATCGTCAATTCTCTTAGTGAATGTACCTACAACTCTACGAGAACCATCCATGAAATACTTCTCACCTACTACTAAATCTTTTCTGTTTACTAACATAACTTGTTGTTTTTATTATTAATGAGGTAAAGATAAGGAGAAAGAACTGAATAAACAACTCTTTCTCCAATTATTTTTAAACTAATTCATTAATTTTATTCTCCACAAATACTTTATCAGCCCATGTCTTAGCACCTACTGCTTTGTATTGTGCATGGTCCATTAAGTTAGTGTTGTAGAACAATTGATTAACAGTACCTACCTCCACTGTAGCTGCTATCTGCTCATCCATAAGAATTACTTTAGTACCCTTCTTAGCGAACACTGTAAGCCAAGCATTTAATCCCTCAGGCTGAAATTGAATTGTTTGAAGAGCTCCCTTCTTCCAACCATTAAGGGAAGGTACCCCTGTTCCTAAGTTGTAGGCTACCATATACCCTGCTGGTACTTTGGTGATAGCTTGGAATGTACCTTTTCTGTCTCCTATAAAATCTACTAACGCTAAATCTTTAATCTTGTTTATCATAACTTGTTTGTTTTAATTTTGATAAAGATACTACTTTAATTCTTTGTGTGCAACTTTTTCGAATAATAATTTACTATCCTTACTGAAAACAATCATTCCTTTATATAGAGCAATTCCTGGATGATGCTTTACTTTAAACTGAACAGCTACTCCCCCCAATACATCTCCTTGAAAAACTCCTATAACATTTTCTGAGTTTATTCCTTGATTAGGACCTATAAGATATTTTTCACCTACTACTAATTCTGAGATTGATGCTTTCATAGCTGTTTGTTTTGATTAATGAGGTAAAGATACCCCTATAGGATATACGAGACAACAAGTAGGGCTTATTTAGAATGAAAATAAATAACAAAATAAATGAAAAAAAAGTTGCCTACAAAGATCTTTTAGCGTATCTTTAGGTATTGAAAAAGCAAAGCGCTTATCAAGGGGCCTGGTTTCTCTAAACCGGAAGAGTAGACCGGAGAGCGCCTTATACTCGTTATCTAAAGTAAAGCTTTAGGTAAGGGAGGATAACTTTACGTCGTGTTATCTAAAGTGTTGCTTTAAGTAAAATCTATCTAAAGTGATGCTTTAGGTAAGGGAGGCTAACAATTTGAGCCTGAACCCTTACCCTTGTGCTTAGGTTTCCTGGTGTAGGATTTTTTTGACTTGTGAGCCACCCCTCTTGTGGCGGCCCACCTTTCCTGTAGTGTTACCTGGATTACTTTCATCGCCTAGAAAAAATATTGGTTGTGTGTAATGTAAATAGGCAGGGTGAACTGAACCCCTACTGAGTCTTCCCCCCTAGACAAATCCCCATGCTGGGCTGGAGTTACTTCCAGGATACACAATTCTTTTCCTACCTGGATTAACTTTGATCTGTGGGTAGGTGAGTAGTTGCATGAGCAATCTTTCCCTACCACTGTCTTTAATTCCGAAACCTTTTCCATATGTTTGATCTTTAGACCCTAAAGATACTCCTTTTGTTCCTTCTAGGCAACAGTTTGATCAATTTTTTTTAAAGTTTTTTCCAGGAGGGAATTCCTAGGGAGGGATTGTTTTTTTGTTTGGGTAGCCAAAACAGTTTCCCTATCGGTTCACCAAACGGTTTTTTAATCGGTTTACGGATCAGTTTTCCAATCGGTTCTCTAGGCGGTTAGCCAAACGGTTCCCTAATCGGTTTCCAGGACGGTTTACCAAACGATTTACTAGACGGTTTTCTAATCGGTTTACGGATCGGTTCTCTAGGTAGTTCTCAGTGTATCTGTCCAGGAATCTTTCCCCCTATAGGAAAAACATTAGGAGGGACACACACAGGTGTATTATATCTATATATACCTACACCCTTCCCTCGTACATTTTATACGCATTACCATATGTAACCTAGTATGTTGTATCACCTAGTACTATATGTTTTCTACACTTGCATTTTGTTTTATATATTTGCTTTTCGTACCTATCGCATATCATTCACATATGTTTCTTACCAATTCTCCCTGTTTCTTACCAATGTTTATTGGTTAGGTAATCGCTTTTGTGATCGGTTAGCCAATCGGTTTTACAAACGGTTATCTAAACGGTTTTACAAACGGTTTTCTAGATGGTTTTCTTTCCACCTCTCCAGGAGCATTTGTCCTATCCTCAGCCTATCTTTTAGGTATGCTAGTTCTTTTATTACTTTAGGTGTTTGTTCCCTAGTAAGCAATTGCTCTGTCCTTTTGATTACCTTTCGTATAATATGATTTGAGTTTGGATCTTTTAACTTATTTTTTCCCCACACTTGCATATTATAATACTATTGCCTTTACTACTATGTAATTACTATTGGGAACATCATATAGATTATCTACCTTATCATGTTTACCATAGTACCATTCACTATTTACATTTATAGCCATTGCTACAGGTTCTGGGATTGTATCACCTACGTCATTATATCCTCCTTCGTATCCATTTGTCATTACTACTATACTATCTTTATCTTGTATAGTATTTAGCTTGTCTATTAGTTGCTGTACTGTCATGTCTTTTTGTTTAATTTTGTTTGTAATCCGTTTATAACATAGACTGCTGTTTTGTAGTTAGTTGCTAATGGGATATTGTATACGTTACAAATTCTAAGTAACATATGTACATCTACCTGATGTGGGTGAACATCTAAGGGATCAATGAAGAAAATAACTCCATCAACTTGGCCATCTGCTATCAAAGAAGCAATTTGAGCATCTCCTCCTAATGGTCCTGATTTTAAGCATTGTACTTTTAGTCCTGCATGTTCAATATGTTTACCTGTAGTACCTGTAGCAATTATTTCAACCCTACCAAAGAACTCTAGTCTTTTCATTATGAAAGCAACCATATCTGCTTTCTTTCCATCGTGTGCTATTACTGCTAGTTTCATCTTATTTGTTTTATTATTACTCATATGCTCTAGGTGAAGGTAGTCCTGCATAGTGACACCACTTCTCTTCTGGATAGTGTTTATCTTCTGTCCAAGCATAGTAATCATTCTCATTGACTGCATACCCCCAATGAAGTAAGCTTTGCTGTATTCTTGGAGATACATCCCAATCACCTGTACTGTATATTCTACTGTATATGTTATTTCTCCATCTACCATTAGGTCCACAAAAGTCCAACCATCTCTTGATTTGTCTATCATCATCTGATGATCTTCTTCCTAGGTAGTAGTTGCAATACCAAGCAAACCATCCTCTTGGATCCTGTGAACGTATCCATTGATTGTCTTTCCAATACTTGTAATCCTTACCACTACGTATACCAAACTTATTTAACTTAGCAATATACTTATCTCCTAAGTATAGCTTTGTATCTATGTTGGCAAACAAAGCCTCGAACAAATCATTGTAATCATCCTCATAACCATCAACAACAATTCCAAAATAGCTACCACCAAATGCTCCTGCCTCAATCACTTGGGTTGGAGTTAAGTTTGGCTTAAATGTATCGTGAGTCATATCTTTCTATTTTATTATTTTTATTTCTCCCTGTGTCTCTATCCATACATGTGCTCCACAACTTAAAGGTTTGTCTGGACTGTAGATAACTTTACTTGGTCCTAAGATTTCTACCTCATGTGCATATGTGTTTTCTTTATATGTCTTTATAGTTAGGACAGGGTCTTCCTTCTCTTCCTTCCTATTGGACTTAACTACATGTTGGTTGACATGGATGATAGTCTTCATATCTGCTCAATTGTACTAACGTGAACTGCATGTAAGTATTGATTAGAATCCCTCAACAATACTACATTGCTCTCTGGGACTACTTGTATTGCTATTCCCTCTATCACTATACCACTACCCTTTCTACTATTGAAAGTTACTTTGTGTCCTTTATACCTCTTGTGGTACAATACTATCTTGTCCATCATATATAACTAAATAAGGTTTATTGTCTAGTGATTGTTTGATTTGTCCTGTGTCTATCAAGTCTTGTACTAGTTGAGGGTCACTCTTGGATAGTAGTAGGATTGTTTGTTCTAGATATATTACCATAAGATTGTCAAATTTGCGCGGTCAAGATTAGTAGGCAGCGCAACCTACTTTACCTTCGTGAATGTTACTATTCCCTCACCGTCTCCTGATATCTCACACTGTAGTGTATTCTTATCAATAAATCTGAATACTTGATTTGTTGTCCAATTGGTACTGGTGAATAATGTTTTAAGTACAATAGCATCGTAGTACATTGTGAACTCTAATATCTCTAATGGTATTCCGGAGTTGGTACTAAATTGCATTACTTGGTAATACCCTTCTACGTCTTTCCAAATAACCATATGTGTTGCATGTTGGTCTGGTTCCCAATACCCAATAAGGTCGTCAGAGTTCATTTTAACTTTCGATTGTGCTGTACCTGTTAAGGTTGCTAGCAATACTATTGCTGTGATGATCTTCTTCATGTTTATTTCTTTATGTGTTTGTAAATTGTTACGACCATGTCACCAAGTACCATACCTACTGCTCCTACTATTACTCCTAATCCTACTAATCCTACTACTAAATGTCCCATTGTATTAAATTTATTTGTTTCTAATGTTCTCGATGATAAAGATTATCCCTAAAGTAAATCCTGCTGTAACGCATACTGTTGCTATCAATCCTACGATCGTGTGTGCTATATCCATTGCTTAGTATTTTCTAGTTAATGTTATTGTATCATTGTCTGTTATCTTTAGTAACTTCTCTCTACTCACTACAATGTACTCACTCTGAGTGATTGCAAATGTTTCTGGATTAACTATCTCAGCTACCATCATACCTTTACGGCTTGTACATACGTATGTGGTTAGTTGCAACACTCCACTACCTAAACACTTCTTATGATCAATGATCATCTCTTGTACATGAGTAGTTTGTTTACTACCTTTGTAAATGATAAGTTGAATGTTGTCTTGTTGTGGTACGTTTGTTTCCCAATGACCATAGTATCTACGATCATATGCTTTGTTACCTTTTAATTGTGCACTACACACTACACTTGCTAATGTTAATCCTACTACTAATAACTTTTTCATAACTTTTATTTGTTTGTTTCTAATACTTAAAGATACGGAAAAAGAGTCACCTAGGCAACTCTTTTGTCAATTATTTTTATATTTTTTTTAGTTGTTACATTGCCCAACTAAGTCGTATCCTGTCTTACCTAGTGGAGAGTACACTACTGCTCTAACATCTCCCTTACTATCATTGAAGGGTACTACACCACTACCCATGTTTGTGTAGATTACAAATTCACGAGTACCTTTATTAATCATATTCTGCAATTGCTTGAGGTATGGTCCAACCTCTTCGTGTTTGAAGTCTGGTGATGTGTCTTGAGGATTCTGTTGTAGCTTGCTTAGTAGCTCCTCATACGTACTTGCTTGTATTGTCTGAACACCTTTCAATCCTTTTTGATTACCTAAGCTAGCTGCCTTTGTAAGTTCATATACATACTTAGGAGTGAACTTCCAATCTCCATGTACACTCTTTGTTGTTGTTATGTATCCTGTGTCTTGCTTTACATTACCATTACCATCTAGAATAACTAATCTGTCTGGAACTCGTCCTGGAGTGATTGTTACTGTGCCTTCTCCTGATACAACTTTGTTGAATGTAACAAACTGTGTACGTGCTTCTCCTTGTTTAATGTCCTTCTCTTTAGGTTGGAATGAACATAAGTCATCAGCCTCTACAGAGATATCAATTCGTATGAATTGTTCTTTAGAGTACTTAGGATCATCTGCCTTGTCCTTTCCCTTCACATACTTCTCAGTACCCTTAACTACTTTAACATCAATAGGACCTGTAAGAACTTGTCCTACTAACTGCTTGATCATCTCAGCTCTAGCTTGTGCTAATGATCCCTTTTGTTCGTACCCAGCAGGATTAGTCACATTGGACTCTCCAGCTACAATTGTTACTTTGTAGTTGGTACCTTTATTATCATCAGCCCACTTCTTCAACTGAGTGATCTTTTCTTTAATACCTTCTGAGTTTTGTAAGGAGATAGCACCACTCTTAAATGTTTGAGAGAAGTCTGTAGAGTTTATAACCTTATCCTTGAGTGAGCTTGTGCTAAGTTCTGTATTGATTGCATTGTAAGTTTCAGGAGAGTATGTGTTCATAGCACTAGCTATGTTACTATTCATCATCACTGCCATCAACATTGCTGTTGACCATCCCTTCCATCCTTTAGCTATGTTCTGTACTACTGACTTTACGTCAGCTTCGTTCACACCCTGTGCTGCTGCATTGAGTTGTTTATATTGTTCAAGCTCTTGTGGAGTTAGTTGGTTGAGGATTTGCTTGGCTTCCTCTCTTGATACTTTCTTCATTGATGTTCTTATATAATATAAATAGGTGAGCAGTCCTAGAACTACTCACCCATGTTACTTTCTTTTGCTCATTTCATATCCCAATGCTACTGCTCCTACTACAAGTGCAATTAGTCCAATCAACCCTACTGGGATCCAAAGAGGTGCTGTTACCCACCACCATGACCATTTAGCTACTGGACCAATCTCTGCTAGCTTTAGTGTTAAGAAGATTAAGAAGATTAGTGTACCTATTCCTAGTCCACTTGAATTTGTTTTACCACTCATGCTATTTTATTTAAAGTTCGTTCTCTGGTGTTCCTGTTAATGAATCTGTCTCAGTATACTTAGACAATACCTGCTCTTTCAATACTTCTCGTAGGTACTTTACATTATCAATTCCTCCTACAGCTCGTACAGCTCGTTGTGGATCCTTAAATAACTTTTCGTAAGTCTTACCATTCTTTTTAATAACTTGTATGTAGTTACCATCTAACTTCCCCATCAATTCTTTTGCTGTTTGTACCATCTTAGTTTATATAAATTAAATTTCCTTCTTTTTCTATTTTTGTTACTTCCATCTTCTTGTCCATGTACTCAATAACCCCTCCTCCATTCATCTGAAAGTACATATTGAATGCCTGATGAAATGCTTCGAAGGGAGGTGTAGGTTTGTTTGGATCCTTGTTCTCCAAGTAGTATTGATAGAACCAGGCCAGATCGTACTGGCCTGATTTTCTCATTTGTATGTATTGGTCTCTGTTCATTAGTTAACAAATGCTGTTGCTAACTTAAACAACTCTTGATTAACTTGAAGATCTTTCTCAAATGATTTAATCTTCTTAACCTTTCTTACTTTAGCTCCTCGCAATGCTGCTGAGTAACCTCCGTTGATGATAGCCTCTTGTACTCTATTGAATACTAACCACAAGCTATCTCCTTCATCCTCTTTTCTAGTAGCCTTCAACACTTCTTGGATACTAGCCTCAGTATACTTTGCATCAGGATTGGTAGCTCTCAAAGCCATAGCATCGATTGCTAATTGTCGTTGCTCCTCTGGAGTAAGCATTCTCTGTTGCATTTTATTCAACACTTGGATCTTGTTAGGAAGATCAGCAACTGCCTGAGCTACTACTGTTTGTAACTCCTCAAAGGTGTAACCTTTGTGCTTGATACTGAATGCTGAGAACTCTTCATCAGCAACTACCAATCCATTAGAACAAACTAATCTGTAGATACCAACTCTAAATTGGAATGAACTTAATCCATCGTGAGAGTTTGTTACAATGATTCTTGGGTAAGCATCATCACCATCTTTACCTTTAATGATAAGGTCTGGGTTCTGGAATGACACTATGTGCTTAGATCTAATACTGGGTGATCCATCCTTACGTGCCTTAGTTCTTCTTTGTGCTGCACTTACTGGAAGCCATCCTAACTTAGCTAAGTCATCGATAACTGTCTCAGTATTAACATGTAGGTACTTGTCACTAACTCGTTTGTTAGTAGGTTCTGTAGCAAACACAACTGGTGCTACTTCTCTGATTTGTTCTTTTGTAAGGTAAGAATCTAAACCTGTTCCGAATTTTTGCATAACATCTTCTGACATAACTAATTGTTTTTGGTTGTTTATAATACTTAAAGATACTCTTTTTATTCTTACTAAGCAACTATTTTTCCAACTTTCTTAACAAATATGTAAAAATTTCTTCTGTAGTGACATCTAACTCTAACTCATCACAGAAATCTTTCAACAACTCAAACTTCTCCTCACCAGTAAGTTTTTCTTGACCTAGCTTTTCCAATCCTACTAAACCTACTAGTGCTTGGTTTCCAGTTTGATCTTGTATTGCAACTACAATAGTCTCAGATTCTGGACTGTGTTGTGTTATTGCAAACACTTCGCATATTGTTCCATTTGGAATTTCTTCATTCAGTTTAGTGTTTCTAAATCCTAACTCTTCAAACTTTTGTGAATATGTTGTGTAAGTTCTACCACTGTCAACAACTACTACTTTACTTCCTACTTTGATTTGATTTTTTTTCATAACCTTTATTGTTTAAATTAATAATACCTAAAGATACTCAATTAATACCTCCTAGGCAACTTTTTTTGTATTTATTTTTAAATTATTTTAGCAATCCAATTGCTCTTGCTCTAGCATAGCTTACATCCTTACCTGTAGCAGGATTGTAGTATAGTCTCTTAGTCTTAGGTAGATTGTTAGCTCTCTCTTGCTCTTTAGCAAATTTGTCTAAGTATCCTTTTGGATATTCAATATCAACAGACTGCATACCATTTACGATACTGTCTTGATAAGTGTAGGTTGTTTTAATTCCTGTGTGCTCACAGGTAAAAGTTTTTGTGATCTTTGCCATAACATTTGATGTTTGAATTAATAATACCTAAAGATACTGTAAAAAGTAATACGAGACAACTTTTTTACAAGTTATTTTTTATTTTCTTTCAACTCTTTTATCAATAGGTAGGTATCTATTGCATCGTCAGCCATCTCCCACTCCTCATAATGCTTCAAGCAATTCTCTAGAGCTGTGAGCCATTCCTTAGTTGTGATTGATATCTCAAAAGAAGTATCCATCCCCTCAGCCTCTATCTCAAACAACATAGCTGTTTTCTTTTTAGCCTGATGGGCTTCTTGGATGCTCTCTTTGATATTGTTTGTCATGTCAACTGTCTTCTCTCTGAAGATAGCTTCTAACTCATCTATTGAATCTATTTGAAGTTTTCTCATATCCTACTACTATTTTCTACTGATTGTTGTTTAACTGGCATGTGTGGGTTGGTCACAATTGTTTGTGTGTCCATTCTAATTACCTCTTGGTTCGTCTGTAATACATAGACAGGACCGTTGTAGTCATATGTTTTCATTACAATCTTAGACATATCTGCACCTTGTCCAACTGGGTGGGATGGTTCAGTTATCCTTCTGCATCCATCAAATGATCTGAATTCGTTGCAAGTTACTCTGTACCAGTTGCCTTTAATGCAAACCTCAAGTGCTCCTGCTGTGTTGAAGTCATGTAGCTTCTTTGTTGTGTGTCCTGTTTTCTCTGCCATAACCTTTTTAATTATACGTAAAGATACTGAGAAAGATTCACACTAGCAACTATTTTGGAAAAAGTTTCCAAAAATTATTAGAAATAGTTTTCTCTCTTAACTTTTCGTTTTGTTCATGTTGCTTGACTAACTTGTCTGCAACTTGTCTCTCACGGGTCTTATTCTTTTTCTTGTACATTGTCTTTATAAGTTTGAGATATGTACTCAGATCCAGGCTTAACATCTTGTTCCCACAATCCTAATGACTGTAGATGTTCTTTCATTGCATCATCAACTTCCCAATCAACATCTGCTCCTTGCTTATCAATAAAATCTTCCATCTTGATAACTTGCTTCTCAGTTATTGGTGACACTGCATACAGGTACGAACAATTGTAACACATAAGTTCTATGTTATCTAGTTCGTAGTTCTTTTTGTTCTTGTCTTTGAATTGTAAGATCAAAGGAATTTTACTGTCAGTGATCCTTTCCTCATGAAAGCCACAACGACTACATTCCTCTTTTAGGTATCCCTCAAACACTAATCGTTGTTTGATCTTGGCTGGTTCGAAACTTTCTACTGCTAACCTACCTTCTATCAAATCTTTTAGTGGAGCTTGTTTGCCTCTGTTGTGTAGGAATTTTGGAATACCTTTACCTGATAGGTTCATGTGGAGTTCGTACAACGTCTTACCTGATGCCTCATCAACATAAACTCTTGCAAACTTCTTATAGTGATTGAGTGAGCATCTGAGGAACCTTGCAGCACCTCGATTGCTCTTGGTGTTCTGCATGGCTCTCAATACATCTTCTTTCGATAAGAATTTAGCTGCTGGCATCTATTCGTCTTCGTCCTCTTCTAGTTCAACCTCTTCAACTTCTTCTAGTGGTTCTTCATCCTCTACAATTTCTTCCTCTAACTCATCATCTAATGCTTTGTCGGTAGCAGCTACAATAGCTTTGTCACTATCAACTAACTCATCCTCATCAAAGTTTAGAATCTCTAGTGGAACATTTCGTACTCCTCTTGAAGTATTTTCCATCTCTTGAAGTCTTCTTGCAGTGTCCTGATCTAGTACATCTAATTCTGTAGCTGTGTAATCTCCTTCACCTACTACTCTAATACGTCCTACCTTAGGTTTAACATCTGAGCAGTTAATACAAAAATCATATCCGTAATTGTCTAATCGTAACTTAGGCATATCGGATTTACATCTACTACATTTAATCTTTTCTAATTCCATAACTTATTTGATTTATTATTTATATTGGTAAAGATAGGAACTTTATTTGTTTCTACCAAACTTTACCTCAGGTTTTTTTATAGAATTTATAATTTTATAAACATCCTCAGGTGTTTCAAACTCAACAGTGATAACTTCCTTACCATCTGCAAGATCGATCTTACCATCATAACCATCTATTAGTGGTACTTGATATAAGTAGAACTGGATCAGTGCTAGTTGTTCTTTGCTGTAGTGGATTCTTAATAGGTTCTCTACTACTTGTAAAAACTTTTCTTCGTACACAGACATATCCAATCCTAACTCAGACTCCATAAAGTCTCTCCTATCATCTATTTCTTTTAGGAGCAGTATGGAATCTATGAATAGTTTCTTTTCCATAATGTCTGTTGCTATGTCCTTTTCTACTAACCTTACTTTAGTCTGTAAGGAGCTGTTTATTATTTCCCTGATTGCTTTCTTCATACGTAAATTGTTTTACTCCAAACAATATTTGGAATTGATCCATTGGTAACATTTTTGTTAAAGAAAAGAACTTGATTGCTTCTTGTATTGATAGTGCTTCGCATGCACCAATTGCTTCCTGTTTAGGATCCTGCTTACTGTAAAAACAAAACTTCATATGTAATTAATTTTCTGGTTGATCTGATTGTGATAGTGCTTGTCTAATAATTTTATCTAGGTACTCAATATAGATAAAGAATCCAATAATGGTTTTGTCTTTAAGTTGTCTGTCTCTTTCAACTTTCATTCCCATTGACTGTAGTCCTTGATCTAATTTGCTCTCTAGCTCCATTGCAAGTTCGTCTTGTTGTTGTTTAGACATTCCTTTGTATTGGGTAGGTAGGAACTGAACTTTGATTCCTTTCTTATTTGGATCTTCGTTCACATCTACTTTTAGCATAAACTTCTGTCCTGCAAAGTTAACTGCTGTTACTTCTGACAGCATTTGTTTGATTTCGTTTAGGAGTACTTTTGTTACTCTACCTTTTGTTTGCATATTGTTTTTATTATAAATAGTTTAAATGTACTTTAAGTTATTATGTGGATTGTGCTTAATGTAGTCTCCCCATTTATACCTTGCATACTCATGCCCAGCAACTTCTGCTTGCTGTCTATTAACTCTCTTTTCTTCTGTGTCATTTGTCGATAGTGATACAAAGTGGTAGAAGTGTAGGTTATATGTTCGTACCATCTTTAATCCTGATAGTTGGCATTTGAGTAGGAAGTCCCAATCAGCTACTACACCAAGATCATAATTTTCATCCCAACCTCCAACTCTCAAATAATCTAACTTAGACATGAATAAAGGTAGTGTCGATCCACACTCATCCCTTTTATCAGTAGATGCGTTTGTTTTATCATATCGCCAATAGTTTTCTAAATCAAATGTATTGGGATCTCTTCCTAAATCTTTAATGTGCATTTGTGGGAACATACTGGGGAATGGTTCAATTTGGTTTGGTGTTATTACCAATCCTTCCTGCCACTCTAGTTCTAATGTCTCATCCCATCCTGATGGGAATACATTGTCGTCATTTACAATTAGTATTTTATTTGATGTAGCATTGTATACTCCTAGATTTGTTCCTCTGCACAGTCCTACATTCTCCTGCAGATCTAATACTTCGATAGAATCTTTCCACTTCTCCAACACTTCTTTGTTTAGATCATAGAAACCATCTACCACTACAATAATTTGATTTGTATTTACTTGACCTTCGACAGCTGATCTTAAGCAAAGATCTAATGCTTGAGGTGATTTGTATGTAGGTATAATTACTGATATCATATGTTACTCCAATCTGTTAGTGGTGATAGCCAAGCTGACTCTCCATGTGTTGCATATCCTGGTAGTGGCGTAACTAAGAGTTCTAACTGCTCTCTTAGTTCTAGAAACATTTTAAAATCATCTGGATAGTGTCCTTGGTTAGTCCATTTTCTTAAGATAGGTTCAACTCTTTTTAAAGTTTCTACTGTGGATGCAAATGTCATTGTAGTTGAGTTTGTCATCTTCCAATGAGTAGATTCTGTTAAGTACACTCTAGTATCTTCTGCTCCTCCTTCACAAAAAGGATTTCCTCCTCTAGAAGGATCCAAGTACTTATCAGGATGATCATACAAAGATACAAAAGAAGCTCCCAACTTTAAACCCTCTTTAATAACTTTTGGAGATTGTTGTTTGTGCAAGTAATCATTTTCTACAAAGTATACAATCTCATCATCTGCGTAAGTTAGTGCTTTGTCCAATGCTAGGTTAAAAGTTCCTGCTCCATGTCCTACAGATACTTTCTCTGTGTTTACTGGATCGATATACTTTGCAATCATGTTTAAAGTATCTTCACTACAATTGTCTGCTATGATTCGAATGTCATGGATGTGATCAAAAAATACATTGCAAAAGTTCTTTAAACACATTTCATTGTCTATGTAGGTAGGTTTTACTTTGCTGTAACCTGCGTCTGATATTCTGTATAATATTCTCATGTTGTAGTAAGACTTTTTATTATATGTTCAGCAACTTCCTGATCTGTTGCATATGGATTAACTACTTCATGAGGATTCCCAAAATACTCGTAAGGACCTAATTTTGGATTTTCAAGTTTTTTTAGTACCCCATTCCATCCGTATAGTTGTAAATTGAAATCACCTGTGATGATGGTTTTTGTGCCCACTCCTGCTGCTATAGTTGCTAAGCCTCCGTCTGTTCCTATAAAAGCATCACAATACTTCATTAAAGAAGCTTCAAAAAGTAGGGACTTCGTATCCTCATCTGGGATGTTTAATGTTTGTTGCTGATTAAGCTCTCCCACTCCTACTGGGATCATTGTTATGTATGGTTCTAATTTTTCTATAATGTAGTTAATATCTCTATGAGCTCCACCATATCCCAGATTGGGAACATCAATACCTTCTCGATACTGTTCTTCTGTAAACTTATAGGTTTTTTCCTCCCAATTACTTAAAACTGCCACGACAGGTTTATTGGTAGTTTCTCTAAAATCCCTGCACAAATCGTAGGCTACCCTATCAAATTCAGACTCAGTGTACACTTTATAGTCTGAAGTAGCGTTACCTATTCCTGCGAACTGCTGGTACTCTTCACATGGTGTTGTGTTGTAGTTTAGTGGCTTTAGCGTAATAACACGTTCATATTGGGTAAGGTCTATACCATAGTGTACTGGAAATGGTCCTGGTATTTGTGAAACGTGTACTTTACTTATGTTAGGATTATTCTGTAAAAGTTTTTGCATTTGAGGAAATCCTATCAAATATTCCACTTCACTGTATTGGAGTTTGTCTGCTAAGGAGCTAGCAAAAACTATGTCTCCAAAGAATCCGCAAGTTATAACCAAGCATTTACTGTTAGTGTGTATTTCCATAATCTACATAACTTTTTTCCTCAACAAAGGTTGAGTTGTATTTATTATTTATACTCTTTTTAATTTCAGCCCTCTTGTCGTTGGTAGTGTATATGTCTCTAGCCAAAGCAATAAACTGCTCATCAAATTCCTTTTGATACTCTTTTACTCGAATATCATCTTCTATATTCCACAAAACCTTGTTAACTGCAAGTAACTTATCATAGTCCTCCTCCTGTATTGCTAGCTGTGTAAATACTACCTGGTGTAAGTACTCATACTCTTTTGTTATATTGCCAAGCTTTGCTTCGTCAGATATCTTTTCTTTTTTTATATGTAGTATTGATAATTTATCCACTATCTCACCTACTGATGTCTCTATTTGCATGTTGTTTTTTTTAAATTACTCTTTTGTAGGAAGCTTTTTTACCATCGTTTTTAACTAGACTATACTGTCCATTCTGCAGTAGAGATTGCTCGGCAGGAGTCAGGTCATAGTGCCCCTGGACATCGTCTAACACAATGTATCCACCAACACTAACTCTGCTTCTGAAGAAGTTAATCTCGTCAATTAACTCTTTTACAGCATGTGGTCCATCTAGATGTACTAACGCGTAGTTTTCTTCTATATACTTATCCTCTGAGTATGTAGGTACTCCGTCTTCGAATCTCTTAAAAAATTCTAAATCATCCAAACACATGTGGACAAAGTTAATCTTATAGTCTAAACAGAAGGATCCAAAAGATTTCAATGCTCTGCATTTCATATCGTTGTTGTAGTCTAACTTCCTATGATCATGTTCTGATAGCTTGTGTGTGATGTTACCGTAAGGATCTATGGCTAGAAACAGTCTGTTAGTGTCTTCATTGTCAATACACACAAGCATCATACCTGCCATACCACCTCCTTCGCGTAATCCAATCTCACATACAATACCAGGCACCCCTTTAATATCCCTAGCTGTGCTCATTAACAAATCATGTTGATGGTGGTCATAACCAAATCCAAGGCTTGTTGCCTTCTCTATAATTTCTTGATTTTTCATTTATCTACTTATTTTATAATTTGTACTTTTAATCCATCTAATATTCTCATCACCTGTAAGAAGTTCCTCAACATCAGCTGTTAGATTTTTGTATCCTATGTTTCTGTCATTATATGCTTGTGTCATATAGTACTGCTTTCCCTCAAAGAAGTCCTTCTGGTGATCTGCTTCTTTCTTGCTCATATCACCGTTGTCTTCGTGGTAGAGGCATAGAAAAGTTCCTACTTCATTTCTCTTAACAGGAATACCTGCCCAAACAAATCTTTCTCTTAAATCTTCATCCTCATTGCCCCATCCTTTGTATAGTGGATTTAGTCCATTAATAGCTTCAAAATGTTCTCTCTTCATTGAAATAACTCCTCCATAGAATGCTGGGTCTATTTCTTCTGACCACTTTCTGTATCCTCCTGGTATGTCTAGAAATTCTCTAGGAGATTGGTTATCCTTACCCAAAAAGATTCCTTTCCTAGCTGGGAGGATTGGACAATCTACTACGTCGTAAATTGCATCCTCTGTTGGATAGTAGTCTACTTGTTGTAGTACTATTATATCTCCTTTTGCATACTGAAATCCTATGTTTTCAACACAAGCTATTCTAAAGTTGTCGGTGTCGTTTTGTTCTGAAACTATGATTTCATAGGACTCGTCTTTAAAGAATTCCTGCAATCTTGGAAGCATTATCTGTAGATGCTCTTCTCTATTGCGGTATGGTATAATAATCGAATATTTCATTTCCTAATCTATCGTATTGGTGAATAATTGTGTAATGTTGTAGCTGGTGTAGATCAAAAGGTACTAACCCTTCGTTAACAACATGAAGGTGTACTGCCCACTTATCTGCTAAACCTGTGAATATTGTTTTGTCTTTGTAGCTATTTCTAATTAAATAATTGAAAGCTGTCTGGTCTGCTACTTTAGTTTTATTAATTGCATTGAGATATATGTCTAAGCACAATTCTTTTACTACGGAACCTTTACCAAATAGCACTCCTACATTATTTACTTCTTCCTCTAACAACTGTACTCCTGCTAATCCAAAAGTTTGTAAGATGTGTTCTTTGTTCCACTGATGTTCTCCGTACTTGATTACCTCACTCGATGCTACAATGCAGTCTTCCATATCTTCATCTTTGAAAGGTCTCTTGTTTATTATAACATCTTTTACATCTGTGATAAGTATTTGGTTATATTCAATACTACTCAATAGCCACCATATATGTAAAAACCTTACATTGTGTATTAGTTTGTAACTGTTCTGACTATTCATCAATCCAGTATTTGTTTCAAACTTCTCAATAGAATGCCCCCACATATCAATGTCTGGCATTAGTACCTCTATGTTATTACCGATCAAGTACTCTATAACAGGGTCACCGCTTTCGTAGTTATATGCCAGTATATATATCTGATCTTTATCTGTTAGTACCTTCTTTGCAGACACTACCCAGTTTTTAATATCATCAATGGAGTAGTTTCCACTTATAGCTCCTATTAGTAAGTTCTTCATAAAATTTTAATAATACCTTGTTTTAAAAATTTATATAATACAATCCAGGAGTAACATACCACCCTATATTACCTGAATACTTTTCTTCTCCTATCCAGTGATATGCATCTCCTGTGTGGGGTAGTTCTATTATACGAGGCTTGTCAAGTGCTGATGCAATTGAAGATGGTCCAGATAAATTACCCACGTACAGTGCTGCTGAGTTAATTACCGTAAACCAGTTATCTACGTCTGTAATTTGGTAGAAGTCACAACTGTCTTTGAATGGAAATATATCATAATCTTTCTTCTCTGTTCCTATAAAAACTAGATTTCCTTTATATGCATTGATAATATCCTCATAAGGAAATTGAGAGTTAATTCTAGAAGTACTATACCTTCTGTTTATGACCACCTTGTCAGAAAAATATGGATCAATTTTATCGAAAGTCAACCACCTATAGGGTGCTTTTATCTCAAAATTAAACAATCTACTAAATATCTCAGACCAGCATGTTTGGTATAGTAGTGGGGATCTCATAAAATCTTCCATATGTATATACCCTTCCTCTACTAATTTCTGGTTATAAACCTCAATTGGACCACTTATTACGTTTGAGTTAGGTACTACTTTGTAGTCTGTTAACATCTGAAAAGAATTCACAAAGGGCTGATCCATCACTATTTGGTATAATTCCCTGTATGCTGTGTCTGTTCCTAGCTCGAAACCACCATCTACATGATATAGGTATAGGTTCGCTTTTACACTATCCCTTTCGCATATAGACTTCACTCCAAACATCATATGTGTGAAATCTCCCAACTTACCACAAATTGTGAAATTTTGCGTTCTCATTAAATTCTTTTCTTGTAACAAGCGGTTAATATATTTGGAGATAGATTTTTATCAACTCTAACTTTGTCTTCGAGGTTACAGAAATTAACTAAATCAAACCCTTGTCTTTCCATAAAAGTAGTTAAGCTCTTATCAGTAAAGTGGTATAAATGTTCATCTGGCTTTCTGTGCTTCCAGTCTGCAAACCAAGTGTCGTCCTCTCCGTTATAGCACCATGGTAGGCTGATTACTACATACTTACATTTTAAATCTTTAACAAATTCAATGTCCGGAAAATGTTCTAGACTATCAAAGAAGGTAATGACATCTGCGTATTGCTCTGTGATATTCTCTACAAACTCTATTCCTTGCTTCAATGGATATGCGGGCTGTATGTCATTTCCGTACAGAGTACCAATAGCTCCTTCACAGGCTTCTAAAAAATCTCCATTGCCATACCCTACATCCATTAAGGATTGTGGGATACTTCCTATACTCCCTATCACGTAACCTAATCTTAGATTGAGGATATTCCCTCTATCACTAAAAAAAGAATACCTACTGTCAGAGTACTCCTTATCGTAGTTATAAGGATTTGAACTTTCCTGCTTAATAACTCCATCTTGAGTTACTGTGTAATTGTTTAACATATTTATTTAATTTCTATTTATTACTATTCTCTAAAATCCTGGGTACTATCCCAGTAGGTATGTCCTCCTCGTTCTGTAGACATTACGTCGTAGTGGTATTGGTATAACCCTGCCTTTGGCCACTGCATTCGGATGGGAGGAAATGTTAAAAACAATTCATCCATAATGTACTTACTGTTCTCCAAACTCTCACTTATGTTTGGTGAGTTTCCTTTTAAGTATAATTCCGACTCTTGTAATTGTTTTTCAGCCAGTGTATTATATTTCGCTACGTACTGTGATGCTATGTATACTTCTGATCTTATGTATAAATCGTCATATGCCTTGTCTGTACTACTTTCATCATGATATGTCATATCATATTGAATATCGAACAACGTATATATGTCTTGTCTGTTTCCCCAAAAAATGTGATCTATAGGATGGTATGGAAAGTCCAAACAAATTCCCATAACTCCTATTTTAAAATTAGGATAATTACTCAATAATGTACTAGTTATACTTCTCTTCTCTAGATAGTACTCATACATCTTAGACATACTAGATAGTGATACTATTTGGTCTGTCCTCATCTTTACTACAAACTCCGAAGGTGCTACATCTATCCCTGCCAGAGAAGATTTTATCAACCTATTTCTGTTCCAGTTTCCTGGGTAATCTACGTCTCTGTTCTTTATTACAAAAACTCGAGGATTGTTGTATTCGGGGATACTGCAGGAGTCCCAGCATGAAATTATTACGCAGTTTACAAAAGGTAAACTTGAATAGGAATTAGCTACCTCTAAAGTGTATGGATAAAAAGGTCCTTGTAGTACTATGTCAAAAGGAATCATAAGCAACTTTTTATTATCTCCACATAATCGGAACAAATACCATACGCTTGTTTACAGGTAGAAGCTTTACTACTTTCTTCTAAAGTGAGAAGTGGTATGATAGATTTACTGCTATAATTTTCAAGATCGTGAGACCAAATTATTCCGCAATTGTTTACTATAGTTTGATTTTCTTTTTCGTGAAAAAATATTCGCAACTCTGTGCTAATTAACATATTTAGAGCTTTGAAATTTTTTACATGAATCCACAACATATCCCTCCTCTCTAATAACCACTCCAATGATACTTCATAGTCCGGAGTGTCATGGCCTAAGTATAGACTACCATCCTTCTCCCTAACATCTACCTCAACCTCGTACCCTAAATTTATTGCACTATCGATGTACTCTGGTGTGTTTTCTTTTTCCAGGAGTCTTCCTGCAATGTTTCCTCTGTGTGCGATTAGTTTCATAGCTCTTCAATTCTTACTGCTTTATCATCTACTATCATATCGTATAAAGGTTTACTATCTCCTATTTGCAGTTCATGAAAGCTAGCATTCCATTCTACCAGTTGGGTTAGTGTTAAATTTCTATAGTACTCTAACCTTTCTTTATTTTCAGGATAAGCACTTCCTCTTGCAGTCCAGTATACAATTTTCCACCCACTTTGGTAGAGTTTGTTAATTTTCTCTATGTTACCTGGGGAAGGTGTTGCTTGTTCGTAGATTCTTTCGTTTTCATAAAAACAAATGGTTTCATCAATATCTACAAATGCTACAGGTGTTGTATTGTTTTTGTTATGTATTTGATTTTTCATTATAACTTATCCAGTATCTATATGCATTAATTAAATCTTCTTCATTAGTAATCTGGCTACCTTTTAGCAATACTTGCCATGCTTCAAAATTTTCTACTTCTTCTGGAGTTCCGAATACTGTTACATGTTCTGTTGGATAGCAGTGTACTGATAATCCTTCTTCTACCATAAGATTGTATACAAGTGTTACATAGAACTCTCCCTTGTGATTAATATCTCTACTAATTAATTCCTTAAAGTACTTTTTTATGTAAGATCCTTTTTTGAAGTAGTACGTTCCTGTGGATGCGTGTTCCTCCATAGGAGTGTCTGTATACGGTTCTTTTTCTTTTATCTCACTTACTTGTAAATTATTCTGCTTCATGTAAGCCATATAAGTACTATTCAACCTATGTGGATGAAACCCAACGTGACTTAAAATACAACCATCACTTTGCTCAGTCCTTACCCAGGTCTTGAAATGTTTATAATCCCAAAGATATGGATTATCGCAGTAACTAATAATGACTTCCTCATCGTCTTTAATATACTTATCTATGCCAATTAACGTATGTACTGGTCCTTTTTTATGCTGCTCTACTGTAAGAATTGTAGCTTTTGGAGCTATTGTCTGGAGAATGTTTTTCATATCTGTATGTTCTATGTGGTAGTCATTGCATACAAATATTAGCTGGTCTTGTTCTAAGTCGAACATTTCACAGATGTATTCTATAATTCTTTTTCCATTTACTTTAACTAGTGGCTTAGGATCTTTGTAGCCTGCCTCTACAAACCTATTACCTGTACCTGCCATTGGTATTACTACTTTCATATACTTCTTCTATATTTTTCAGATTCCATCATTAATAGCTGCACTATACTATCTTTTGGTAGTGGTCTTCCATTACCTGCTACTATATAATTTATATACTTATTTGCTGCAGTAACTTCTAAATTACTGTTTAAAACTACTGCATCTGGAAACATGAGCTCCTCTGTGGTTATTTTATCTGCAAAGGATAGGTTAAAAGGTTCTAAATCTGCTACAATGTACTCCTGAGCTATATTAGTAATATAGTTAAATTTTTCTTCTAATCCAACAAGGGTCTCTGAATTAATTATTACTCCATGGTTTTCTAAAAAGTATATATCATAGGTACCTCCCGCTTTCCTAATTGAAGCAAACAACTCATATCCAGGTAGTGAGTATGGAATGTATATGTAGTTAAAATCTGAGTATAGATCTTTTATTATCTTTTCGGAAGCTTTGTGACTTAGTATAGCTGTTAGGTATACGGGGTGACTATGTGCTACATACTTCTTCAGTATTGAATGAAACCCTACTTCCATCGAAGGTCTTCTTTCTGTATAGAAGTGATCAGAGCGTAGTAATTTGTTGTAACCATCTTCGGTACATACCTCGTTGATATAGTTGTATTCCACTGTTGTATGTCCTTCCTCATAACTTACATCTTTCATTAGAAATCCTGAGGATTTAATTACCATTTTATCACCTACCTTAATTGATATATTTCCTCCAGCAGCTTGACAGTTTTCAACTTTTTGCCCTATACTATTTGAAAGCTGTACAAAGTCTTGGATAGCATTACTATACTCTTTTATAAAACAAAGTAGTTCTTCGTTTAAATTTCTTACAACTTTAGTTTCAACAACAACTTGTATTTTTTCATGCTTATCTCCTACCTTCTGTATAGGTGCTGTAGGCTTAATTGTTATTATTACATCAGCCACTTTTAACTGCTCTTGAGTAATTAATTCAGCATCAACCCTTCTCCTATCTATTGCTTTTAATACTTCGTTATACTTATACCCTCTCTTTTCTGTATCTCGTATAATTTTCCAATGAGTTCTTAACGTATCATCTGTATCTATAAATAACTTTAAGTCTGTATATTTTTGTGTTTCTTTTGTATAAAAAGCATGCAAACCCTGGTTTATCACAACCTGTTTAGGAACCACTTCTACAGGAGGGTTAAAGCCTCCTGTGTTGTGATTATATCCAGATCTGTAAATGGGTGTTCCTTCTGCTAAACATTTTAAATGCACATCTCCTAAAAGTAAATTATTAGCTTCGGGATTTAGGTGTGTTACTTTGTTCCAAATAGGATTTGTACGTTCCCACTTATGTAAATCATCTGTACTTATTACTGTTGTATTTTTTGCATTATAAAAAAGCTGTATTATCTTTGTTATTGTAGATTTTCCAACCCCAGACTCTCCTGCAATACCTATAATGTATGGTTTCATATTGACCGACCTGTATGTGTAGTTATTACTTTTGCTTTTGTATTATTTGAAAAGTAGGACATGGTACAATAAACTTACCTCCATTTTCTAAAAAAGTACTCTCTCTTTCTATAAATTCCGAAATAAAGTGCCAAGGAAGTACTAGCATGTAGTCTGGCTTCATTGCCCGTACCTCTTCTTCAGACCGAATTGGGATATTTGTACCTATTGTCTTAAGTCCAAACTTATATGGAGACCTTTCTGCGATAGCGTCAATAACTGTATTATCTAATCCGAACCACTGAAGTAGTGTGTTTCCTTTTGTTGAAGCACCATACCCGCATATTATTTTTCCTTTTGCTTTTTCCTGTTTAATAAAGTCAACAGTTTCTTGTCTTAGTTTTTGTATTCTATCGTAGAAGTCTAACCAAATTTGTGGAGCATCAATTTGTAAACTTTTTTCCCACTTTAGTAGTGACTCTACTCTTGTAGCTGCTACATCTCTATAAGGAGCAGTTCCAAAGGAAGTCACATTGCTTATGTCTTTCTTTATGTACAGCCTAAAACTTCCCCCGTTCACATCGTTAAGTTGACAGTCTACTATATTAAATTTACTTTCAGTCAATAATCGTTCTATGGTTGAAAGTGACCAGTAGTATACATGTTCATGACATATATTATCAAAAGCTAATTGCTTAATCATTAACGGTGTGTAACTCATCTGTAGTACAAAAAGTCCATCATCATCTAACACTTCATATACATCTTTTAAAAACTCTGCAGGTTCATCTAGGTCATAGAACATTGCTACGCATGTTACAATGTTTGCTTTTTGATCGCCCGCTGTACTACTTTTATAAGCATTTTTTGAAAAGTAATCCTGCACGATACAGTCTGCAACTTTGGAAGATTCTTGCACAAACGAGTCTTCTGCCGGATCTATTCCTATTTTTTTTACATGGTTTGGTACTGCTTTTAAAAGAGTTCCATCGTTACAAGCTATATCCAGCCATACATCATTTTCTTGAAGCTTGTGTACTGAGCATATGCTTTCTACGATATTCTGCAACTCTTTAGTCATGGTACTGTTTATTCCACTTCTATACCAGTACTTACCAAACATTGCATGAATAGGAGTACTCTTTTTTAACCTAGCTGCTCCGTATCTTTGATCAAATACTAAAGTCATATCATGTTTTCCTGCTCTTGCCTCAGAATCTTCTCGTATGAAATCTGACACGTATAAATCTCCTAAACTAAATAATGTTTCACCTATTTTATTCATAATTTCTATTTTGTAATTGTTTTATATCGTTTGTAACCATTTTTTTTACCATTTCTTTAAAAGATGTTTTTGGTTGCCATCCTAATTCTATTCGAGCTTTTGTTGCGTCTCCTCGCAAAACATCAACCTCTGCAGGTCTAACAAATTGTTCATCCAACTTCACATAAGTACTCCAATCCGAAATACCTACACAACTAAATGCCTCATCAAGAAATTCTCTAATTGATCTTGTCTCACCAGTTGCTATGACGTAGTCATCTGCTTGATCCTGTTGCAGCATTAACCACATTGCCTCTACATAGTCTGGAGCGTACCCCCAATCTCGTTTAGCGTCAAGGTTTCCTAGTGCAATGTGATCTGCTAATCCTAAATGGATCTTTGCTATACCATTTGTAATTTTTCGAGTTACAAATTCAAGACCTCGCCTTTCAGATTCGTGATTAAATAGTATACCAGAGCAAGCAAACATATCATAAGACTCTCTATAGTTTTTTGTTATCCAATGACCGTATAGCTTTGCTACACCATAAGGTGATCGTGGATAGAATGGAGTTGTTTCTTTAGATGGATTCTCTACCATCCTTCCAAACATTTCCGAACTGCTTGCTTGATAGAATTTTATCTTACTTGATCCGTACTCTCGTATTGCTTCAAGCATTCTAAGTACTCCCAATCCTGTCACTTCAGAAGTGTGTTCTGGTGTATTCCAACTTTCTCCAACAAACGATTGTGCTGCCAAGTTGTACACCTCATCAGGATTTGATTCTTTTAAAGCTCGTACTAGTGAATTTTGATCTGTTAGATCTCCTTTAATAAATTTAATCCTATCTTGTATGTGCAGTATGTTTGCTCGAGTTTCTCCTGAACTTCGTCTCTCTAATCCATATACTGTATACCCTTTATCTAATAGGAACTCTGCTAGATGACTTCCATCCATTCCGTTTATTCCTGTTATCAGTGCTACTTTATTCATGCTAGTTGTTTTGGTTTATTCTATTTGCTGAACCATCAATTGGTTGCATTGGTAAGTAGCATCCGGTTGAATCGTAAGAGGGTAGCTTACCGTACTTCTCCAAGAATCTTTGAATGCTTCTTTGTTCATAATTTTCTAAGTGCTTAGGACGCTGCTTAAAGTTATCGTCTGGAAATCTGCTAGTCCTAGATGCAAAGTGGTACAGTACTGATTTGCTAGTAAGTACAAAGTCGTAACCTTCATTCAGCATTCTAATAAAAATGTCAGCATCTTCCCAATACATTGGTGCAAATCTATCATCATTACCTCCAATATAGTCCCAATCCTCTTTTTTAATAACCCCACTCACTCCTTCAGGCTTCTTAGCTTCAATTTTGTTTAGTGATGAAAACTCTGCACACCACTCTAGAAACAATTCCTCATTAAAGTTGTTATGGAATTCACCAAAAGTATCAACTGGTACTTTGAATGTACCTAATCTACTATTTGGATCGTTGAAGATGTCAGGCTCTATTCTGTAACTAAATGTCCAGAGTTTCTTATCAGGATTGTTTTCACATATTGCTACTAACTCTTTATCCCAATCCTTAGCAACATAAAAGTCTGATGATAGAAAACCTATATACTTAGTGTTGACTTTACTAGCACAAAAGTTCATTCCTCCTCCAATTCCTCGAGGTACTTCGTTACTTTCTATATATACTTCTAGGTTGTACTGTTCCCTATTATCTAACAACCACTCATTAGTTCCATCTGTACAATTCTCAGCATGTACAACAAATGGAGCATCTGTGTAGTAACTATTTTGTCTAACAGAGTATACAGCTAGCTTGAGGTAGTTTAGTGTATTAAATGTAGATAAGCAGAAGGTTATTGGGCTAGAGTGTGTCATAGTAGTTGTTTTGTTTTTCCTGTCTTTCAATTGTCTTTGGATGATATAGAGAATAGTCCTCTTCCATAGGTAAAGTTGTATATGCTTTGAACCCTTCCAACCTTTCGTGAACTTTATTAACCCATTTGATCTCAGGAGTGTTTCTGTAGATTCTCCATTGGAAATCTGGCCAGTTGACCCATCCTTCTGAGTTTACATTCCATCCCCATTTATGAATATGCTCCTGTGTTAGTCCCTCTACAGTGTTGACTCTAGGTACTAACAGCACATCTAACTCTTGGTTAACTTCTAAAATGTATGGTAAGGATTCTATAAGAGGTGTACAAGGAACTTCATCTGCATCTATTTGAAAGATGTAATCTCCTTTGCAGAATGATGTGAGTAGGTTCTTCCAGTCAGCAAAGTGTCCTTTAAAAGTATCTCTTGCAACTTTAATGCTCCTTGGTAGGTCTGCTACATACTGTCTTACTTCTTGAGTACCATTCTGTTTATCAAACAAGATAACTATCTCATCTTCTTTTCGTTTGTTCGAAAGGAGGAAGTTGACTAGTCTTTTCACTTCCTCCAATTCGTTGCAAACTGTTATTGCATAACTTATTTTCATACTACTAATATACGAAAACTATTCCGGTTGAGCAACTTCTATGTCAAAAAATCCAATGGTATCTAATGCATCCATGAAATCTTTTTGAGCATAGTACTGGATGTTTTTCATATCCATTTTATGTGTTTGCTCTTTTGGAAACTTAGCTTTTTCTTCCTCTAAGATCTCAATTGACTTAGCTGCAGCCCATCTCCAACTATCCTTTGCTGTACCATCTAAGAACACCATTCCTTTATTTGGAATTGTAATTGTTGATGGGAACCATACTTTTTTATTCTCATCAATAAACATTAGGTCCTTGTACAACTCAGGTGAATTTTCTAGTGAGTCTGCTACTAGCTTTGAACCTTCTACCATCAATGTTGAGGTTGTGAATCCACATCCAAAACAAAAGTTAGTACTCACTTCTTCACTTACTTGCTGTTCGTAGCAAGCATTACTACCACAATGTGGACAGTCTATAAGTTTTTCTTCCATTATACTTTTTTAAGTTTAGGTAATTCTATTTTCTTTAATTGTGGTAACTTAAGTTGAACCTGCTTAGGAAAATCAGGAACGTACAGTGTAAGTAGGTTATCTAGCGTTTCTCTCATGCTTTCATAGGAGAATAGTGTTCTTGATTTATGTCCTTGTCTTTTAGCTGCAGTCTTCCATTTATCATAATCATCGTAAACATCCTTCAATGCTCTACCTACTTCAATTGCATCCGGTGTGAACCATTGGCTTTCTCTTAAGATCATCTTCTCAACTGATGCTGATGGGTGTACTGGTGTTAGGTTTCCACCTATATATTTAACAAATTGACTATCTAAAAAGTCCATATGACCTGACCATGCACTTGCTATAATTGGCTTGTTTACTAAACTGAATTCAAGTAAAGGTCTTCCAAATCCTTCTCCTTTTGTTAAAGTTACCATTGCTTTTACCTTAGTGTGGTTGTACAATTCGTTAACCTCAGCATCAGACAAATCACCATGTAGTACATAAATGTTTGGTAAGTCTCCCTTGACTGTCTTTCTAATTGCATCGATCTTATCTAATACTGCATCTCTATCCATGATAGATGTTCCTGAACCTGCTTGGACTTTTAAAATAAGTCCTGGACGTTTGTTTTTAGGTTTGTTCTTAAATGTTTCTAAGAAAGCTTTGATTGTGTATCCAATGTTCTTTCTATCCTCTCCAACCTCTCCAGGAAGCCAATGACCTACAACTAAGTAGTTAAAGTTTTCGTATACGTCAGATAAGTCTAACCTAACAGGAAGTGCTAATGGTGTGTACTTTTCAATATCAGCTCCTTCAAATAAAACTTCTACTTTGGTTTGTAGTTCAATGTGTTCAGTAACTTGACCTGTTCGATTGTCTTGCATATCAAACTTACTTTCCATAAATACTTTCCTAGCATGTTTAGATGAAACCAAAACTAAGTCCATATTGTTACAACCTTGTATCCAAGAAGGATCACACATGGTTGTTTCAATACCTGCTGTGAGTCCAATGTTGTACTTACCTACCTTTTGAAATTCATTCGGTACAGTAATTTGAATCCACACATCAGGTTGTTGCGTAAGTTGTTGTGTAATTCTAGAACTTAGTGAAGTGTTGTTGTGATCTTGTAAGTATCCGAATCTAGTATTACCCCAACGTTGTGGAAGAATACTTACTTCATACTTATCTAAATCTATAATTGATTGTACAAAATCTCTTGATCTTGCCCCATACCCTGAGTAAGTGTCAATGGGGCAGCTTACAACTAATGTTGGTTTGCTCATAACTAGTAAATTAATTTGTGGTTAACATATTTTTTAGGCCTGTCTGTAACTGTGTACAAGTCGTATCTTGTTCTAGGAACAAATGTTTCGAATGCTTCGTTCATCGAATCAATTACATTCTCACACATCATACGTGCTGACATTCCTGATTCATCTGAAGTTACCCACTCTCTTGCAAGTAAACCTTTTCTATCTCTTTCCTCTTTACCCATATCGTATACATCGCATAAAGCTTTTGCTACGTCTTCAGGTGCACATCTATCATCAAAGATGTACGGAGTTGGTACTGAACCTACCATTGACATGTTTGAAGGGAAGACTGGTACTGCCCAATCACCACAATCCTTAACTGTACCTCTATGGTTAGAAGGAAAGTCTGGTGTGAAATCAATCCATTCACCGTTGTGTTCGAATCTCATTTGATCTTGCATACCTCCTGTTACGTTGGCAATAATCATCTTACCTGCCATCATAGTTTCAGTTAGAGATAATCCCCATCCTTCGTTTGAAGTGATAAGCATTCCTACATCAGCTATGTTGTAGAGTAAATTCATTTGAGGAGTTTCTAACTTATCTTGTGAGAAAAATACATTCACGTAACTATCATCACAAACAGCTTCTCTTACTGCGTAAAGGTCTGTACCATTCTCATCAACGGCTTGTGTATGCATTACAAGAGCACAACGCTTGGCTGCTTCTTGTCCAATCATATCACAGAACATTCTATAAGATAGAATTACATCTCCTGGAGATTTTCTTCTAATGTTTCTAGAGTTGAAGATAACTACAAAGTCAATCTCTTTATCTTTAAACATATTCTTTTTAAACTCTTGAAGTAGTCCAAAGTTCTCATGTCCTTCTCTAATTGGGAAGAAGTGCTTGTCATTTATTCCATGAGGAACATACTTGATAAGTTTACCTTCAGCTGCTTCACCTAAAACAATCTCATTAATATTTTTAGTTTGTTTTGAGATAGCCATTAACAAATCACATGATTCGTAAAATGCTTTGTTGTAAAGAGGTGCTGGGTAATCATCCCAGATGTTCAAGTAGAATAATGGAATGTTGTTTCTAATCTCTCTTTCAATTTCAAATAACCATACCCAGTATCTTGGATCTGTAAAGATAAAGATAGCGTCAGGCTTCTCTTGTGCAATTAAATTACGAATGAGCATTGCATCACCGTAACCATTGTTTGGAAATACTCTTACCCAAGCATCATCGATATTGGCTAGTTTGTCTACCTCATGTGAGATATCCAATCCCTTTCCTGCTTCAGGGTGATTGATAGCTGCTCCTACATTTAACCAATTGAAGTGATGTGCTGTACCTACAACAATCTCTCTGGCCATAGTTGCGATACCGGAATGCATCCTAATATCGTCGCATAACAAAAGAATCTTTTTACGATCCTCTTTCTTAACATAACGAAAATTTTCTTTCATGTAACTATTTTAATTTAATATTTGTTTGGTTGTGAAGTCTTTGTTTAAACTCCTCTTCAGTAAGATACAAAAAAATTGCTCTGTCTACAAGCTTTTGTAGAGTAAATTTGTACCTAACACATTCTCCTTTGAATTCTTGGAACAATTCCTGTTCCACTTTAACTGATGTTAATTTTTTTGTGTCCATAATTAGTTATTTATATATACATATAAATATATACTAATTTAGGAAACTCCTACATTACAGTGCTCTGTTTGTCTAAATTCACAAAACATACAGTTAGATCTTGAAGGTACTTGCTCATAGTCTTTGTCTATGTACTTTCCTTGATCATCAAAAGCATCTTGGATAAATTTACCTAGTGCAGTTGTGGCTTGTCCTCTTTTTATTTTACCTGAAGGTGGAACAAACTCTTGAACTCTTTTACCCATTGCAGCATACTCTGGATCGTCTGGTACTTTTCTTTTAACGATAAAGTATTTGACATCTACCTTTTCTATATCAATCTGGAATTGTTTGGCTAGGAATTCTTTATAAAGAAGTAGCTGTGCTAACTTTTTGTCATCTTTCTTAGCATATTGGTTCCATCCTGATGTTGATGTCTTGATGTCTAGGATCAAGTACCTGTCCTGTTGTTCATCATAAAGAACTAAGTCGATGTACCCTTTGAAGAATACATTGTGAGCTATTTGGTGGATGAGAGGAATCTCTACTCCAACCAGCTTAGTGAACTTGGTTCCAAAGAAAACAGAGCGTTTCTTCTTAATGTACTTTAAAATTTCAACCCCATCATTATGAAACTCAGATAACTCCTTAGAGGTGGAGAAATGCTCTCCACTCTTTTCCTTTTCAGAAGCATAGACTGTTTGCATCTTACTGAGTAGTAGTGCATCCAAATCTATCTCTATGGCTTTCTTTACAGTCTCTTCATAAAGAACTGTAAGCCACTCTTGTAAAGTCTCATGAAAGGCTGTACCAAATACTGTATGAATTGAAGGTTTGTAAACCTGTAACCCTTTAACATATTTCAAAGCCCATTGATGTGGACAAGTGTTGTAAGCTAGGGTTTGACTATACGAGATTGATTTCTCAATAGTGTAATCAATAGTATGTGGTTCATGAAACCTAATCAGCTTTACCTGATTAAGAATCTTCTTCATCTTCTAGTCTTTTGATTTCTCGTTGGAGGTACCATAAAGCCTTTTCAAGCTCCTGGATTGTGTTGTCTTTCTTTCCAGCTCTTGCAATATACTTTACTGTGTTACCTAAACAGAAACCTAAGTTCCAGGCTTCAATAACTTTAATTGCTTCGTAGGGATTATTCTTTCCTCCGTAGTGTTGAGGATGGTACACCAATTCTTTCTTTGGCTCGATTTCATCAATAGTGTATATCACTTCTCTTTGATTCATAATAACTAATTTTGTATAACTATAATATAATAAAAAAGACTTGCGAAAGCAAGCCTTAATTGATTTATTTTGTAATGAGGAGGTACGATGAAGTTAAAATTCCTACAAAGGTTCCTGCCTTCCATAAGAACGATTTGACCTTCTGTCCTTTTAATTCTTTTTGTAGATCATCTGTTAGATGTTCGTACTGACCTATTTGTAATTCTTGTTGGTGGATGATGTACTGATTGTTGTCGTCTTTAGTATTTAATAGATCGATGATAGTATCTTTCTGTTCATCTCTTTCATCCAACTTAACTATTTTTTCTTCTAGAAGTTTTACCTCTTGCTTACATCCATCATATCGGATTAAGTCTTGAGCAACAAGTCTTGCTGTCTTAGTAGGTATACAAACTTTGGTTGTATCTACTTGCGAAAAACTGTTCAAGCTCAACATTAGAAAACTTACCAGCACTATTAGCTTTTTCATTTGTTTGATTTTTTACGATTGTTATTGTATTATCTATGTGGTGGATTTCTTTTGTAATTGCAACCACGTTCTCTTTTACTGAGTCGATCTTAGTATCAATTTGTTTGTTTACTACTTGGGCTGAGTCTACTTTGGTTTTGATAGCTTCTATCCTATCTTTATAACCTTTTACGTCAGTCTTAATTCCATTTGTAGTAAATAGGTTATAACAAAGTAGCAACGCTATTACAACCAGTAGTATGTTTTGTTTATTCTGTAACATCTCTTTCTCCTTTATGTTGATCTAATTTATCTAGGATCTTAATTACTAATTCATTTTTTATTATTCCAACCATCGAAGCATTTTTTAGAATAGAAATTAATTGGAATACCATAAATGGTGCCATGATTGTTTCACTTAACCAACTTGTTCCTTGAAATCCTTTTTCGATTGATAAGATACAACCAAGCATTAGTGTCCAAAAACCAAATGTCTTTAGTACTTTAATTGCTTTGCAAGTTTGAAAACCTTCTCTTTTAATTCCTGCCCACACCCCAAAGAACCCATCTACAAATATAATGAGTGCAACTGATAAGAATTGCTCAGCATTGTCTACTGTAAGGTTAAAAAAATATGTACCTACAAAGGCTAATGCTGTTGACAAGGATAGTGTTAGTGTTAGGGAAGTTTTCATTGTATATCTTTTATTGTGCGTTTTTGGGATTTAATTCCTGTTGTACAACTACCCTTACCTCCATCACTCTTACAAGTGTTTAATCCATCTACAGGTTGATCTTTCTTCCCAGCATTCTGTCTTAAATACTTTTGGTACTCTGGTACTGTCATACCTTTCATATTAGCACTTCTAGCAAAATCAGCATTCAATCTATTTGTAGCATCTGTACTTATTGAATCCTTATATTTTTGAAATAGTTGAAATCCACCTTTGGATACTAATGCTGTTTTAACCGCAGCCCTTTGTGGTTGGGTCATCTGTTGCCAAGTTATTTGATTTGTATCCTGTACACTTTTTGGAGCTTCTTGACCTTTTACACCTCCTACAATACCTAGTGACATGAGAGCAGCTGCTACTATATTTTGAACAACACCCTCCTCTAATTGCTTTGAACTAGTTGTTAGTTTGTTTTCTGTTAGGAACTTTCTCAAGTCAAAATTATCCATAGCCTATTTCACGTATTCGTAATACTTTTTAGTTTTTGTATTTCGATCTTCCAATCCATGAGTACCACCATTAATTCTTTTTGTAAGAGCTAAGATAGCAGCATCGTTGATTCCTTTATCACAAATGTCCCACAATTTATTTTTATCAAAGAAGAACATTGCTGACTCAAATGAATAAGTTGTAGCAACTAACTCAGGATGTGTCATGATCTCAGGCTTCTGTAAGTATTTAGCAAATGCTGCGTAGTTATCCTTTCCAGTTAATTGAAGAGCTCCTCTTCCTCTAAACTTGAAACCATCTCCTGATTTTTCATCACCGTTACCCATTCTAGAGGCATAAACTCTATTGGCAATCTTTTCAGGGTTTTTAGCATAGCATTCTTCTAAGGTACCTGGAAAGTATTTTCCAAAGATACCTTGAAGGCCTTGTGCTGAGTAGTTAAGATTTTCTGAGAAGGCTTTGAATCCACCTGTCTCGTGTGCTGTTTGAGCAAAGAAGTGTGCTGCTCTAACTGGAGTTAGTTTGTAAAACTCCATTGCTTTTTTCATTGTACCTGGGCCAAAAGCTCCATCGGCTGTTACTCCAATTTTTTCTTGTAAACTCTTTAAACTCATAATTTAATTTTTACTTATTTTTTTTACCTTCATTAGTCTCAACACCCTCTTTTGTTCCAAAATAATATGAGAATATCATTAGTACTAGGGTCTTTATCAAATCAAATAACTGGCTGTTCTGTTCCTCTGATAGTAGCTTTACCTGCCATGCTATCACCTTATCTACTATAAATAGTGCTACGAGTGAAGTAAATACTAATAAGATAAATCGTACTAAAATTTCTTGAGTATGACTTGCAAATAGTCTATTTACAAAATAGACTGAAGCACCTATTACAGCTAATCCTAATAGGATTCCTGCTATCATTACTATTCCACCTTCTGAGAACATGTCTTGTTGTTTTTGGTGTTATTGTTCAGATGAGTCAGAATCTTTTTTCTTAGGAGCAAACTTTTCCAATCCTGCAATACCAAAGGATCCTAGGGTTGTATATAGGAATGCATTGAAGATGTATTCATTTAATACTAATTCCTTACCCATGTATCCTGTTACTAAATCAACTGCCATTGCAATTACCATCATTACAAATGAGATAAACCCAATGATAGTTTTCTCATTGTAGTCATTGTTGTCCTTAAAAATGTCTTTAAATGCCATAATATATTTTATTAAGTTGTTTAACTTAAAACCAATTACGGATAACAAATTTTTCATAGAAACTAATTTATATTGATCTACTATAAATAGTAACAAAAAAAGAGCCCGAAGGCTCTTTGTAGTATGTTGTACACAAGTACTAACCCAAGTCTTTTAGCTCTTTGGGCAAGAACTCAGTATTAACATGGCCGCAGGCCTTGCAAGCAAATACTGGGATGGGCATGTATGTTGTCTGTCCAGTACCTGTCAAGAGCCCTGATGCTTTTCGAATATGCAAAGCCTCTTCAAAGTAAGTGTGGTTACATTTCTCACACTCCACTGGTAATGTTTGATCGATCGTTAGATTTAATCTAGGTTGTTGTTCCATTTGTTTATTAGTTTACTTAATTACATATTTCATCTACCTTTATCACATCGGCTGCGATTTGAAACACGGTGACTGGTGATAGTTGTGGTGCCTCACTAGATATCTTAACCACTTGCTTTAGCAAGTCTGATCTCATTTTAGCTTTCTTAGCTCTTTGCAATATCTCCACAATTCTTGTGACACCTCTTTGGTGATCCGATTGAGGTACTGTTGCATCTTGCTCCATCAATTCCAAATACTTTGCTCTTGAATTAGACATGTTACTGTTTCTTTTTAGGGTAGTACTTTCTCTTTTTCTTTGGTTTGTCAATAGGGAATTCTGGTTTTGATTCCTTCTTCTCTACCTTACGTTGCTCGGTATTGAATAATTCCTTCTCAATTTCCTTGTGAAGATCTTCGTTTACTTGTGGTGTTACATCGGTAAGTTGAGTCTCGGGGTGGGCTTTCTTGGCTAGGAACTTTGTACTGTAGTAGATTGCAATAAAAAATATTGCCAATCCAAAGCTTACTTTTACTATTAATTCTGTCATAATTGTTAAAATTTGCGCGTCACACCTTCGGTGAGGGGAGATTGCGCGCCCCTCAACTCTAGTGTTGTGCTGATTACTTTGTCTCTGCTACTGATACTTGTCGGTACTCTGTGATTAATTTCTTAACCTCTCCAATTGCCTTACGTGCGTTGGCCTGAGACTTTTTGGTTGTACCACTATGCTCTGCAACAAATTCTTGATACAATGCATCGATCTTTTCGAATAATTCTTGTTTGTTCATTTTTGTTTAATTTAATTAATATTACATGAAGTCCATAGGATTAACTTCTCCTTTTGGTTCATCTTTTTGTTTTACATTTGATATAACACATTCTGTGATTAACATTGTTCCTGCAACAGATGCTGCATTCTCTAAAGCCAATCGTGTTACTTTGGTTGGATCAATGATTCCTTCCTTAAGCATGTCAACGTATTGTCCTACTCTTGGATTGAATCCTACCCACTTATCTCCATTCACTAGGTACTCTTCACGCTCATCGATTGTCTCTTGAGTCTCTCCTGCGTTAAGTAGGATTTGTTCAAAAGGTTTTCTGATTGCTCGCATCACAATATCAAATCCTTTTTCCTGATCTGGATGTGATGCTACTAGTGGATTCTCTCTTAAGTGGAATGCTGCATTGAGTAGTGCTACTCCTCCTCCTGGAAGGATGCCTTCCTCTAAGGCAGCTTTAGTTGCATGAAGAGCATCATCTACTCGATCCTTTTTCTCTCTCATTTCAACTTCTGTATGACCTCCAACATGAATCATTGCTACTCCTCCAATAAGTTTTGCTAACCTGTCTTGTAAGATTTCTTTTTCGTAAGGTGAAACTGTATTGTCAATTTGTTCTTTCAACTCTTCAATACGTTGTGTAGTAGCTTCTTCTGATCCTTTACCATCGATAATGGTTGTCTCATCTTTACCTACTGTTACTTTTCGTGCTTTACCAAACCATTCTGGATTGAATTTATCTAACTTCATTCCTTTCTCTGTTGATACTACTGCACCTCCTGTTAAGGTTGCAATGTCTTCCAACATAGCTTTCTTTCTATCTCCAAACTCAGGAGCCTTAACTGCTACTACGTTTAGGATACCTCGCATCTTGTTTACAACCAATGTTGATAAAGCTTCTCCATCAATATCATCTGCAATGATAAGAAGTGCTTTGTTTTGTTGTGATACTGATTCTAGTAATGGAAGTAACTCTTTGATTGTTTGAATTCTTTTATCTGTGATAAGAATTAAAGGATCATTCAATACTGAGGTCATTGTGTTGTTGTCTGTAACAAAGTAAGGAGATTTGTATCCTCGATTGAATTGCATACCCTCAACTGTCTCAAGATATGTTTCTCCTGTTTTAGATTCCTCAATAGTGATTACACCATCACGACCTACCTTATCCATTGCTGTTGCAATTAAACTACCTACTTCGGTATCATTGTTACCTGAAATGGTAGCTACTTGTTTCAATTGCTCTTCCTCGGTAATGTCTTTTGAGTATTCTTTTTTTAGGTAAGTAACTACTGCTTTGGTTGCAATATCAATACCTCTTTTAACTTCTACTGCATTTGAACTTTCTAGTTCTGAAAGACCTTGTTTGTAAATTTCTCTTGCAAGTAAAGTTGCTGTTGTTGTTCCATCTCCAGCATTCTTTGCTGTCTTGATTGAAACTTGTTTAACTGCTTGTGCTCCTACATTCTCAATTGGATCAGATAAATGTACTTCTTCTGCAACTGTTACACCATCCTTTGTTGAGATAGGTTCTCCTTGCTTTTCAATGAATACATTTCTACCTGAAGGTCCTAAGGTTGCTACTACAGCATCTGCTAACTGATCTACTCCTGAAAGTAATTTCTCTCTGGCTTCTTTTCCGAAACTGATTTTCTTTTCCATAATTAATTTTGTGATTCTACAACTGTTGCTAAAATTTCTCGGTCTGGTGTAATAAAGTACTCTTGTCCTTCAAAATCAATTCTCATTGAACCAATCTTGGGAATCAATACTACGTCACCTACTTTAGCTTTAACTTCTAACCATCCACCGAACTCAGATTGTCGGCCTGGACCTACTGCAATAACTTCTCCCATTTCGGGCTTTTCTTTTCCCATGTCCGGAATAATGATTGATCCGTACATTTCTTCACCTGATTCAACAGGTTTGATCAGAACTCGATCGTTCTGTGGTTGTAACACTTTTGTCATAAACTTAATTTAATTAATAACTTATTTTAATAATATACGAAACTTATTTTAATAATGCAACTATTTGTAAGCTACAATGGAACCTGTACCAACTAATGTTGCAAAAGTAACTGACATGTTCACTCCGGCTGCAATTGTTAGTTTTGGATTTAATACTACTGGAGCACTTCCAGATACTAGTCCCCAAGTTACTGCATCTATTACTGTTTGTTGTGTTGCTATGAATCCTCCAAAGCCTCCTTCGGTACTAAAGTTAAAACTTCCTGAATAAAATGCTGCTGCTCCTGCCATGATATTATTTTAATTTGCTGTATGTTAATATCTAATAAATATGGGACATTTTGATTAATGTCCCTCATACCAATTGTTTGCAATTTCTGGTGGTGCTTTGAGTGTTACTCCTGGAAGCTTTGTTGTTGTTTCCATTATCTCTCTGATGATTGGAGCTACCTCTTTTGCTTGGTGCTCAGGTACATTTATGATCAACTGGTCATGAACTTGAGCCTGTACTCTACCATCTATTCCTAACTCTTTTAGCTTTCTGTTTATTTTTACTGCTGCTCTGTTTACAACCGCAGCTGCTAGTGATTGTAGTTGGTAGTTTAAACAGTTGTTCAATCCATTTCGATAGTCTCGATACATTTGAGTTACTGCTTCCTTTCCATAACGCTGTTCAAGCTCTTTTCTAAACTTCCAATCCATTAACTGATCACCGTACTTATCAAAGATCTGTTTTACTTTAGGTAAATGACGAATACGTCCTACCTTATTGACAATGTATCCATGAGTCTTGATTTGATTCCTAGAATTAACTCTCCACTCTTTTAGTTGTGGGAATCCATTTAAGTAACCTTCTACAAGTTTCTCAGCTTCCTTTTGTGTGATCCCCAATGTCATACCTAGAGCATAGGCTTCCATTCCGTATGCAATTCCTAATGAATAGGGCTTAGCTCTATTACGAGCAGGTGCATCTAAGTTCTTTAAGTAGTTAGGTGCTTTCTTATCTGGTGATACTCCGTTAGGAAAACGTTTGGTGTCTTGATCTAACTTCTCAGTTTTGATTGCAACTGTAGAATAAAAATCCCATCCATTGTTAAAGATTTCTTGTAGTGCAACGTCTCCTGTTACCGAAGCAAAGCAATGAGGTTCTAGTGATTCATAATCCGCATCTACAATCTTTCTACCTGGACCTGCTGTTAGGAATGCTCTAACCATATTGTTGTAGTGAACAATAATTGGTGCATCCTCTCCCTGTTCTTTAGGTTTAGGTAGCTGTTGAGCATCTGAACCATATCGTCCTGATACTGTACCGTGTTGCTTGAAGTAGAAGTAGTATTTACCGTCTTCCTGACCATCTAAGAACCTATCTATGTAAGTAGACTTAATCTTAACTAACTTGTTGTAGATACGTAGATTCTCAGCCCATTCGTATGTTTTTGATAGCTCCTCTAACATATCCATATCAAATTGGTCTTGACCCTTCTTAGTTTGAGTAAGAGGTTTGATTCCCATATACTTGAAAGCAATCTCACCTAAGTGTTTCTTAGATTGTATGTTTAGGTAGTCACCATCATTGTCATCCTTCCACATTGACATAGAGATTCTAACTACTTCCATTTCATCTAGTAGTTTTAAATCTCCTGTCAGTAAAAATTGTTTTAGATTACTATTATCTAAGTTGTCAATCTCTTTTTTAGTTAGTGAATACTTACCAGTCTTATCACTTCTTGGTAAACAAAGTGAGTGTAGTGCAACTAAGTTCTGTGCCCAGTTACCTTTGTTAGAAGGTGGGTAAGTTGATAATGCTGTATCTACTACCCACTCTTTTGCTTCTGGGATTGCTAGGATACTATCTATTACAATTTTCTTGTTGCTTTGTAAGTCATTTGTAATATCATCTCTTGTCTTTTCTAAAAGTGCAATATCTAAATCAACTCCCAACTCTTCCATTGGAATTGTTACTTCTTTGTATAAAGGCATAACCTCATCTTCAAAAAAGAATTGTTCTAGGTTTTCTTCTTTAAGTACTTTCAAAAAGTGATTGCAAAGTCTTAAAGTTAAATCAGTATCGGCAGCAGCATACTTAGAAAGAATGTCCATGTCTGCTTTGAAGATCTCGTAGTTGTCTTTTGTAATTGAACCACCATTAGCTTTGATTGATTCTTTTAACTCAATCTGTTCTTTATTGGCTGCTTCTTGTACATCTAACCCAATGTGTTCCTGGATTGAGATAGCTAAGGGTTTCAATCCAAATACACCCATGCCTGATCCTTCTTCTTGTACTGTGTGCACAAGCAAAGCTGTATCAACCCAAAGATCCTCTAATAGGTCTACTGCATAAAAGTTCTTAGTGTAACGACAGTCAAAAGAGGCATTATGC